CCTCGCTGCCGGATTCCGCGCAGCCACACCAAGCGATGCCTAGTAGACAAACCTAGGTCTTTAGGGGACATACCCCATCGCTTGCCCACCCCGGAACGGATAAACGCCGAGACCCAACGAGGTCCAGCGCGTTGACAGGCATCGGCCATATGCCGGATGCCTATGAAATCCGTTTCCGCACCTACCCTGCGGAGACTACGAATCTCCGTCCACTTGCCACCTCTCCTAAGAAAGACCGTACTGTTGAGTTCCGCAACAGTAAGAGAAGTTATGGTCTTAGCTTCATTCTTCTCATAACCTTCCGGGTATTCACCTAAGGGAAGGTCATGGCTAATCAGTGCATCGTCGCCATTAATGGCGAGGCCACGAAGATTAGACTTGCGTGCCGCCCAAGAGGCAGCACAGAAAGAATGAAGACAAAGGAGAGGAAAAGAGAGGTAGGTTCCCATCATTTGGCCATGGGAAACTCTCCTCGTAGTCCCCCCGATCAGAGGGTACAAAGAGGAGAAGGCCAATTCCTTGATCCCGCCCGGGATCGAAACGCTCTTGGACAAGAGTGAGCCGAGGATAGCCTCGGTCACGTCCAATCTGAGCCCATCAGTAGCGTTCACCAAATCGACGCTGGTCTGAATCCTGCCTCGACAGGTACGCGATACACGCTCAGGCGTGATCGATCCATGCACTAGCCACTCCTTAGTGGTCAAGTGCCCGTAGATGGCCCTATGGAGCGGCCCAAGAAGATCATAGTTATAGGACGGGATACCTATAACTCTCTTCTTGCCTACGGTGGGTATTTCCTTCACCCGAAGAAGGAAACCGTTGTCGAAGGGGAGAGCTGAACAGGCGTAGTTCTGATCCGGTACCTGAGAACCGGTGAACTGACGTCGATGAGGACGCCCATTCAGAGCGAGATTGGTGAAGGCTACCTTCGAGCTAATGCCGTGTGGCACGCCGAGATAGGACCAGAACATCCCTGCGTCCTCCATAGTCTCCTTAGTCTCCGCACGGGCGGAACGAGAAGGACAGAAACTATGGACGGAACGGGGGTATCGGATCTGGTCCCAACCCAGCGGGAATTGACGGCGAACAAGCCGACGGCAAAACTCGAGGTAGGCGGGGTCGGAGGGAGGGGGGGAGGAAGTGGCGCGGTCGATCCATGCTCTCAGGCGAGAAGGAGAGCAGGCCGCGCAGGAAAGGGGAAGAGAACGGGCTAGGGATGCACAAGAATGTGCCAACTCCCATCGGTCGGACTTGGAGAGACGGACGAGCTTAGGAAAGCCCTCCGAATCCCAGCCGCGCTGAGCCCGCGGGAACCCTCTAAGTCGGCCACCAGACAAAGCTGGCACAGACGAAGAGGGGGAGAGAAGAGAGAGGAGAAACCACTTGAGACCTTCGGCCGAAAGGAATGGAAGCTCGGAACGGTGTAGACCGAACCGCATCCTAATGATTCTTAGGCCGGAGGTGGTGATCCTCTCAGTAGCACGAAGCACCTGACGACAGGTGCATGCTACAGCGCTCCTCGAACCGGTAACGGATTTAATCGAGGAAGCAAGTGGGGTCTCAGGTTTTTGGGCCCCCATCCGTCTATATCGCGTAAAGAAAGCGAAGAAGACG